CGTCCAATAGACGGCCATTAGACCGCACTTGAGGTACGCCTTGGACATCTGCCTGCGGACCAAGTGCGCGCACCCGGCGCACGTTTCGCCAACCGGGCCCTGTTCCGGGCAGAGCAGGCTGTGTGGTGTTCATGCCGGTTTCCTCTGCCCCTTGTCGGCCGCCATAGACGGTCAGTGGACGGGGTGGCACGCCGCCGGGTGCCGTCGTCGTCGAGATGAACTGGCGCGATGCCGTGGCGTGCGGCTGGTGGAGCGACGAACAGGAACGGCTGCGGCAATACGATCTGGTTCACAGCAAGGACGATTACCCGAACATCTGGGATGGCCGCCCGCGTGTCGTGGTCCTGGGGGCGATCTACGCCACTGAGGTCGTGGAGATGATCACCGAAAACCGATTCCGGCCGATCCCGTATGACCCAAAGCTGCCGGTGCACCGGATCTGGGATCTGGGCTGGAACGATTTGGTGGTCTGCATCATGGTCCAGAAACCGCATCCTAGCGCCTTGAACGTCATAAACTATATGGAAGAATCTCACATTACCTATGCCAACATGATCGGCGCGATGGACCGCCTAAACTACAAATGGGGCACCGACTACCTGCCGCACGACGCGGAGCAGCACCACCCGACCAGCGGCACGAACGCCCGCAAGGTGCTGGAGGGCCTGGGCTGCAAGGTGCGGATCATCCCGAAGTCTGACCCCGAGGCGCGCATCCGGGCAGCGCGGATGCTCTGGCCCCGTTGCTATTTCGACAACTCGAAGTTCGACACGCCGCCGGAGCGTCCGGACCGGCTGCTGGGTGCGGCGCACCTGCTCGACCGCTTGAAGCGATACAAGCGGAACGTGCCGAAGACGACGGGCGAACCCGCCGAGCCGACACACGACGCTTCGTCGCATGGTGCTGATGCCTGGGGCGGTCTCGCGGAGATCGTCGATCGGATCAGAAACGAGGGCGAGATGCCGAAGGCGTCGGTGCGGCCGTTCGAGAATGTGGACCCTGCGATGGGATTGCTATCCTGACGGTTACCTTGTGCTCTGCATCTCGCCGGATCGCGATGCCCTTCACCTGCTGCTGCAGGTCACGATGCCGCCGATGTTCATGCACGAAGTCTGAACGGGCCGGTTGAGGATCATCGCTCCGAGCATGGCATTCTGCTCATTCCTGTCGATCTGCCTGTTGTTCAGGAAGTTTGCTTCGCAACTGTCGTGAATGTTCCAATTGCTGATCCCGCTGCAGGCTGCCGCGGCGTCCTCTTGGTCGGTAGTGCAGCCGGACAGTGCCAGGGCGAGGGTGATGCACGCGATCGTCTGAATAATACGCATTGGAGTTGACAGTTCAGGTTGCGCGTCATTTTGGCGCAGGGGTTGCCGGCATCGGTGCCGGGTGTGCTTCGTGAAACCGGGCCAGCGTTTCGAGCCACGCGGCAACAGGTTCGGGGATCTGGTACTGACCGCTTGCCCACCGCCGCACCTGTCGCTCGTGGACGCGAACGTAATCAGCGAGACCCCGCTGGCTCCAGCCAACGAGGTCGAGGCATTCGCGGAAGCGGTCGGGCGTCAAGGCTTGCCGTCTTCCAGTTTCGTAACGCGGGCCTCCAGGTCGAGCCAGCGTCTGCCCGAGACCAGCGCATCACCGACCAGAAGGAAATCCCGCTCGATGCCGGTCAGCCGGTTCAGCAGACGCTCATGTTGATCATTCATGCGGGCGGTCATGCTATCGAGATACGCGCGCAGTTCTTCGTCCATTGTCAGCCCCATCCTTTCCAGCGCGCGATGGTCGATGCGATCGTGATGATGCCGCCGATCAGGCCGACGATCGCCAGCCAAGGTGCGAGCAGCCGGTCGCGTCCGAGCTTCTTTTCTTCGGCTCGCAGTTTGTCCGCCTCGGCCATGAGCTTGTGCTGTTCGGCGGTGAACTTGAGGGTTTCCTCACGCGCTCTGGCGATCTGGGCGAGGATGGCTTCGAGGTCTAGCGGATCGCGTTCCGGGGTCGTCGCACTCATCCGGGTAATTCCCTCGATCTGGCAGGGGCAAATCCCCGCGCCGGTGATGGATGCTTTAGCCGCATTACGCGGACAAGTCCATACCTATCGTTAACAATCTGGATGCCAACCACGCGATGAGCGACAGCCTCTCCGACCTGCCCGACGACGTGGCCGCGGCGATCCGGCCGCACGCCGACGCGCCTCCCGCGGTGCTGGCCGCCATCGGCGTGCAGATCGCGCAGAAACGCGAGGAGGCCAAGGGCGCACGGGCCTCGTCCGGCATCGAGTCAACCTGGCGGGAGTGCGAGGAGGCCTATCTCGGCATCGACGACGCCAACCGGGGCGAATTTGCCGATGCCAAATGGGCCAAGCCGATGTCGATGGACGGTCCCGTCACGACCGGCCGGCGCGGCAAGGGGGGCGATCATCGCTCGACCGTCTTCCTGCGGCTGACGTCTCGGTATGTCGATGCGGGCGTCGCGAAGCTGGGCGAGATCCTGTTACCCGCCGACGACAAGGCGTTCAGTTTCTCCGAGATGCCAGTGCCGGAACTACTGGCGGCGAAGGAGGACGACAGCCAGGTCGTGCACAGCGACCTCGGCGTGCCGCTGACCCGGCCGCAGGCTCCGGGCGAGGCGCCGCCGCCAGCCGCTGCACCGCCTCCCGCTCCCGCTCCCCGGCCGCTGCCTCTGCTGCTGCCTTCCGCCGCTTCGCTTCACCCATCGCGTTCGCTCCACCAGGCCCATGCCGAACTGCCCCACTGGACGGCGAGCGGGGCGGCCCGAAACCCTCCTTCGCCACATTTGGTCAAAGGAGTCTTGATTCACTGATTCTGGTGGTCACGGTGGGCACGGTGGTCACACCCGGTCAGTTGGAGGGTGATTTGGCCCAGTTTTGTGACCACCGTGACCACCTCTGTGACCACCTAGGAAATACCTATAAGGGGGAATAACACAGGAAAACCGCCGATTTCTGCCGCCGTGACCACCGTGACCACCGTGACCACCTAAAACGCCATCACTCTGAAAATGCACTTTTTCTGGTTCAGACACCCGCCGCCGCTCGCTGTCTCGCTGATCTGATCGGCACAGACGATGCGGCGAGGTGGTCACAGACCCCCCTGGCTATTCAGGCGCCGGCCGCGCCGGACGGATCCAATATCGAACCCAGCCATCTGCGATGCGCTTGCGCGGCCCCCGGCGATAGCCAAGCCGTTTCAGGCAGGCGGTGGCGCGCATCTGGTCTGGCTTCGGGATGGTCGCGGCGCTTCCAAAACCTAGCCCCGACTGCATGGCTTGAAGCAGAGTGAACGCTTGCCCGTCTGGATTGCCGTCAATCCACGTCTCAAGCGGCTCCTCCCAGAGGTCGGCCTCGACGTATCCGGACTGCTGTGTGGCGGCGATAATCTCCAGCTTCGGCGGTAGCCACCACTCGCACCCGTTGCGGTAGAGCCAAACCGCTTCGGCCCATAACTGATCCCGGTCAGCGATGATCAGGGCTACGTCGATAGCCCCGACGTTGAACGGCCAGAACCGGCGGTTCCCAGTCGGATCGACAAATTCCAGGTCGTTTGACGATCCCAGAAATATGCACTGGCGCGGCCAGTCGGAGGTGTTGCGGTCATAGGCGCGCCTGAACCGATCGGCCTGCCGGGAGAAGAACGCCTTGACCCGCTCGGCCTCCTTGCGGACGTGCGGTATCTCGGCAAGCTCCACCAGCCATTTGCCAAGCAGGCTTTCCTTGGTGTCGCGTTCGATCAGGTCCGGGGACAGGTCATCAGTGAACCACGCTTCGTTCGGGCATAGCGCCCGAAGCCCCTTGGATTTGTTGGCGCCCTGCATCCCCACAAGGATGGGCAGATGATCCACCTTGCAGCCGGGCTGCATCACGCGGGCCACGGCCGAGACGAGGGTGCAACGCGATATATGTTCTAAGTAGGCAACATGGTTATCGCGGGCGGGCTGGTCTGCTTCATCCGGCATCACGGCGTTGAAGTAGTGCTGGAACAGCATCCCGACACGCT